ACATATTTGGAGCTTTACCAAAAAGGTCTTGCACTGCAGCGACTATAGCTGGCATTCTAGTCTGACCACCCACCATAATAATTTCATTTATTTCACTTATTTTAAATGGAGATGCGTCCAAAGCTCTCTTTGTTGCTTCCGCACCTTCAACAGCTGCACCACCACTGCCTGTCCCACTCTCAAGGGTATCCTGTAGCCACTCATGATAACGATTGGCGCATTTCGTAATACCAAGTCTTGAGAGGAATGGAGTTTCCTCAGGGTCAATCTGGGTTACAAGGTCAAGCACATCTTCCCTTGCTCCAGCCGTGGCATTGTATGTTACAAACTGATACGCTATACTCATAGTATGTTATTGAGTTACAGGGGCAGTTAATCCACGTAATCTGGCAAGTTCAGTAAACACTTTCCTATCACCTGTTTTCTGATACTCGGCGACAAGTTTAGCAATCTGTTTTGCTTTACTGTCAGTTCCACCTGCCTGAATTTGTGTTCCACCACCTGCAATCAATGTCTTTTTCTGCTCCCTTTTCAATTGTGCGTTGGTTAAGTTAAGTTTCTGTTGCATCCTTGCTGATATACCTAAATCAAAAGCAGCAGCTTTAGAAGCAATCACTATTCCTTCAGGTTCATTAGCCAATCTTGGGTCTTGCATATACTGTCCTATCTTTTGCGTTAAAGGATTATTATTATCCCATCCCAGCACATTGCCTTGCGTGTCCTTTACGAAACACTGGGGAAAGTTTTGTGCGACAAAGTTAGTTGACTGTTGACGTTTTACTTCTCCTTCAGTCCGCTTGGTATGCGACTCAAACAATTCTCGCATTTCCTTTTGTCGTTCTGATTTATCAAGTTTGTCAATCTCCTCAAGCGCCCATACCTTCTGGGCAGGTTCTTGAGTTTGCTCTGCAAAAGCCCTTAGTTGTCCCTTTGAATACTGAGGTTGCTGTTGCACAGGTTGCTGTTGCTGTTGTTGCAATTGTCGGGCAATTTCAAGCGCCTCATTTGCTTTCCTGGCCGCTTCCATTGCATAGTTGATTTCTGGCCTACTGTCAGGTTGTTTTACTACCTCTGGTTTTACTTCCTGAGTGGAAGTTTCCTGAGTTTGACCTTCTTCAACAACTTCTGGTGTGGTAGTTACACCTTCCTGCTCTACTACCTGTTCTTCAGTGGATGAATCTGAAGTATTTACATCCTGTGCTGGGTCTGGCATTTGTTGCTCCTATTAGCGGAGTTGACGCACTCCATAGCGATTAAGGATTATTCCTTGTAATACTCGTGAAATTTATTAGAATACATCTTCTTCATATCTTTAGACCATGATGGTTTGACTAACTTTGGATTAAAGTAGTGATCTGCACCACCAGTTTTATCTTCAAGTGTGCCATTAACTGCTTGATATGCTACTTGGAGCATTTGCTTATAAACGGTTGCTTCTTGTTCAGTAAACTTCTTATTCAATGCCTTATTCCACTCATCACCATACACACCACTAAACTGCGATGGTTGGTAAATTACATCTTGAAGCGTTGAACCAAATCTCTCCGGACGTTTAGTCCTATTAACCATTACTGATGCAATGTTCTTAGCATCATCTATATCTTTGGTTTCAGAGAAGAGTGCATTGGCTACCATAACAACTTGATTAGGTATATCACCCTGCTGTTGATTAACCATCATTGAATTATAGTCCATATCAGCCATTAACTTTTCACCTTATACTTTTTACGCAAACTCTTTGTTGACTTAACGTGCATAGGCATATCCTTTGATACGCCATATTTGTTTGCCCAACGCTTTGCAATTTTAGGATGTTTGGCAAACATAAACTTCATTTGAGCTTTACTTTTAAACGGCATCTTTCTTCCTGCTTTCTACCATCTTAACTGCCAACTTGATTGCACTAATCATTGAGGTTGGGTCAGCAGTTCCCTTGCCTGCCTTACCAAATGCCACACCATGGTCTGGTGAGGTGCGAATGATTGGAAGCCCAAGCGTTACATTCACTCCATCTACCTTATCCCATTCATTTAACTCATTATTCCAGTGGAACCCGAGTGTCTTGATAGGTATATGTCCTTGGTCGTGATACATTGCTATCACACAATCAAATGCCCCACCAAGTGCCTTAGCAAACGCAATATCAGCAGGAATGGGTTGACTATAAACATTTATTCCTCCCCACAATGCTTCATTGATTGCGGGTTGAATAATCCTCTTTTCCTCATCTCCGAATAAACCTCCGTCTGATGCATGTGGATTAAGCGCACATATCCCCAAACGGGGTTGAGCTACTCCCAAACGCTTACAGGCGCTATCAGCGCTAAAAACGGTTTGTAATAAAAGAGAGGTGGTTAGCCCATCCAACGCTTCTCTCAAAGAACAATGGGTAGTGGCGTGAACAACCCTTAACTTGTTATAGACCAACATCATGCGTGGTTTCGGAATACCACACAAATCTCCCAACATCTCGGTATGTCCCGAGTAGCGGTAGCCCCCCAAATTTAGTGCTTCCTTACTAATAGGGGCAGTAACTATGGCATCTATTTCACCACACTGTGCCAATCTTACTGCCTCTTTTATTGCATCTCCTGCAAGCCTGCCATACTCTGAATTAACCTTACCATACACAGGATATTCAACCTGTTGACCAATAATCTTAAAGTCGCATAGGTCGTGAAGTTCAATAACTGCCTTACTAATTATTTCTATTCCTATACCTGCTTGATCGCCAATGGTAATACCGATTAGTCTCATTCCGTAACCACCTTCAATGTCTCATAAACCTGCCGTTGCACATCGTTAAGTTGGTCATAAGTGTCTGCATACCCTATGATATGAACCACCCTATCAGCACAATGCCTGTAATCCTTCACCGTATCCCCAATGTGTTTGGCCCAGAATAACTTTTTTATCCCTTGCACATTTTTGATATGCCCTACTTCATCTAACCCTTGTATATCCTTAATCACCCCTGGCTTAGGCCACACTGTGAATGTCTTAGACCACTTTACCCACTTAGGAATAATATCAAGGAAGTTTAATCCCCTGCCAAGCGATAAGTCAATGGTAGCCTTAATCAAGTTAATCCCATATGATAATGGCTTACGATACTGACTATCAAATCCACCAGACAAGCGTGCAGTTACCTCTAATACCTTCACCTCGCCCTGTCGGTCAATAATAATGTCTCCCTTGAAAGCTGAATTGTCCACACCTAACACTTTGGCGGCATTGTCCATCACATTGTATATCTCTGCCTGCTTCTCCATAGGCAACAATGACGGTGTCAAAGAACCACACTGCACCGCATATTCATCTTTGGCAAGAAACTCCCTATCTGATATACCACAGGGATACAACTTTCCCTTATAGACTATGGTGTCCACACTATACTCATCACCTTCGATGAACTGTTCAATGATAACCTGCTGGTCAATTGAGTTTGAAATGGCAGTCTCAAATGCCTGTTCAACCTGCTCCTTGCTGCGAACTATAGTAAGTCCTCTTGAGGCACAATTGTCCACTGCCTTAAACACACAAGGATAGCCAAGTTTATCAGCAAACTGTCCCGCCTTCTCCGCATTGTCAGCGTAGAAGAACACAGGTTGAGGAATATAATTCTGCGTAAACAGTATGCGAGATTCAATCTTGTTCGTGCAACTGCGTGCTGCCTTAGATGAAACACTTGGTAACCCCAAATCCTCAGCAAGACAAGCTACCGAGAACGCCACATCAGCTCCCTGCGTATATACACCGATTATCTTTAGTTCAGGATGTTCAAGGATAAACTGTTTTACTTTATAGTTAATCTTAAACGGTTCTTTGGTAGACACCCTGATGAAATGATTGCATAATGTCCTGCAATAACATTCCTCGCTTCCATCAATAAGCAGTGTTGCTATACCAAGGTTAGCGGTTTCAACGAAAGTTGCATACTGCAACATTCCACCGCCTATGACAATGAGCACTTCATTGCACTTACCTAACTCATTCCACCTAGGAAGTAATTCTTTCAAACCCTCAATACGTTTAATAGTTGTCCACACTTTATTCCTTGTATTATCCGTTATCTACGTCTAAGACTATGTTATCTTTAGGGTGTTCCAGTTTATCAAGCAGTTCTAAGACTCTCTTTCTATTCTCTGCGTAATCTTCTATTGTCCTGATTAACCTGTCTAACGACAAGTAGGTAATGCGTGCTTCCTCAAACTCTGGTGTCTTGGGATTAAAGTATGCTAACTTATTCCCTATCTTACTCCTCGTATCATCAATATCCCTGCGAAGTATTTCCCACCCAGGATGCCTTGTCATCAACGAGACCTGTTCTGCCTCATTGACAAACGACCTTAATTCCTCTGGTTCTGGTTTATCCACCTTAGGTGTTTCCAAAGGTTCAATACTTTCTTTACTCTTCTTCTTCAACTTTGTCTCCCGGGGAACCAATCATGTCCATAACTTTAGACAGGTCTTCCACACGCTGTGATTGCTGTTCACTTGCTTTCTCCTGCACAATAGCACTAGACTTTAATGCCCTTCCTTGAACATCAGGTTGTATACCAAGACGTTGTAGTATTTGTGCCTGCTCTTGGTCAGTCAAACTATCAAATTGTGGTGCTACATTAGGCGGCAATGGCGATGGGGCAGGTTGAGGCTCTGAAATCAACTCTTTCCAACCTAATTCTTGACTGTCTTGCAAATATCGTTTAAGCACATTATAGACGTTCATTGGAGTAACAATACCAGTCTGCATAGGGATTTCAGACATCAACATTTGTGTGCGAGCCATTGAATTCTGCATACGAAGTATGGGATTACCTGTGGTATCATTAGCTCGGCATATGATGTTATACTTCCCTTGTATTTCATCTCTGGTCAAGTGGAGTGGTTCAATTCCATTCTCACCGCTGATTAGAGCAAATATACGTTCAGGCATATACTGTTGGCAGAACTCAAGCAACTGTGTATACACCTGAGACAATGCGGAAGTAAATAGCGCCACATCAAGTGAGAACACAGTGTTAGCCGCCTGTGCCTGCATCTGCACCTCACCCAATGTACGTGGCTGACGTTTATTGATAATTGACTGAACCGAGTAGTCCATCTGCCCAAGATACTCTTGGATAGTGGACTTCAACATAAGTTCCTCACGTTCATACGAGTATTCCACATTGGTATTTTGGTTATTAAGTATCTGTATGGCGTCGTTGAGAGGAGTCATGCCAGGAATAGGTATACCTTGTCCTGGAATAAACTTAACCAACTTTGGATTGACTATCCCTGAACGGAAGGCAAACATTGGAGCATTACGTATGGTCTGATTGTCCAACTTCTGATTATGCTGGGCATCAATCTCTTTCGACATATCCTCAAGATGCTGAGGAATACCACGAGATGAATACCACCTGTCATCTATAATTTCAGAATCAAACCTTACGAACGGCCATTGCTGGCTATCATTTTCCAACCTCTGCTTCTTCAACACCTGGCTAAAGTCTGGAGCAAGCAGGAAATGACACTTCTGTATACTACCATTGTCATCAAGGTCATAGTAGGTATACAAGTCAATAAGCCTGACCATCTGAGAAGGATTATTGATACGTTCAATACCTTCCTTAGTATCCTGTGTGTTGGTAAGTAACTTGAAGTCAGACAAATTAGAAGTTCGTATGAAATCAATATTGTCTATGGCTAACTTATCAAGTATGCCATCCTCTGCCTGTTGCTTGAGCACATCGTAGTTCTCAAAGTATTCATGATAGACCATCCTGTTATCCTGTGGATTTCGTCCACCATCAGTAGGCACGCCAGCATACAAAGGGTCAACAATCATCACATCAGGGGCGTTATATAGTTCATCCCTTAACTTAACATTCACCTTCTCTTTTCCACTGCGTAACTCTTGTATGGCTTTAGTAATAGACTCAATATTATCTGCCATCACAGTTTCCGACACGTCTATATTGAACTTCTTAATAGCAAATTGCACAAGTTGTTCATCAGGCACATTAAGGTCAAACAACATCATGGCTTCCTCAACCGATAAGTCATCCAACGAAATTGGTTCAGTATACGACACACTTTCCATCTTCCACACAATCTTAGCCAAACAGAACCCACGTTCCAACATCTTATCCACAATAATAGTCAACTTCTCAAGCAAGTGTATCTTACTATCAGCCAGCCAATCAAGGAACTTCTCAATACGCCGTGCTTTCTCCAAATTGGTATCAGATTGTGGTATGACCATCATGCGAGGCTTAATGGAATGGTAGGTAGCCATGTAGGCAGCCTTAGCTTTACGAATGTAAGTTTCAATGGTAGGTAAGCGAAGATTACTACACCCAGGGAATGGAAAGTTCTTAGTCTTCTTATACCTCATCCTCAAACGATAATAGGTATCCGTATTATCACGCCAAGTGGATGAATTACTCTGCGCATCTTCAACCATACGATAAAGGTCGCTAAACAACTGCATATCCTTATCAGTAGTAGGTGTTTTAGGGGTTGCGTCAGTTCGTTTCTTTAATAAATTGTCTTTAGGCATAGCTCCTTACCTTATATGTATGTTCAAACGCCATATCCAGTGTCTCCTTTAAATACAGGTTCCTCATCCGGCATACCATCTGAGTTAAGTCCTTGCTCATAAAATACAGGTTGCAATATCTGCTCCGCATAGCTCATAGCGTCCACAAGGTCATCATTCTTACTACTACCTAACAACAATAGTTCATCACGTGCCTCAAAATGGTTAGCATGTATATAATACTTACCTTGTTCAAATAGGGGTTGCAATGCTGCTACCACCCTACCCATCTTACTTCTACGAGAAGTATTAGTGTGTGGGTCAGTAAACACATTCTTTACCTCAACCACAGGTGGGTATACTTTCCTCTCATCGCACTTCTTAAGAAAACTATCATAGAACGCCTTCTCTGTTCCTGCGTGCGGTATACCTAATCCTGTAATGGTAGTCCTGTTGGACTGCCACAAATTTATCACTGCTTCTTGAAACTCACCCAATGGAGCGTGTGTCCTGATATAATGAACAAGGTATCTATTCATATTATGGTCTAATGCCACCAACACCGCCACCTTATAGTCTGCCTGCTCATCATCTGAATAAGCTGGGTCAACTGCTATCACACAAGAGTATTGCGTAGGCAATTCCTTCCATTCTCTTATGTATTCCTGTTTAATAGGAGCAGTCTCATCACTCACTGGGTCGTTCATAAACTCACTGGCAAACCTGAAGGAGCCAATCTCTGCCTTACGTTCCTGCAACTTTTTATGGGGCCATAACTTTGGCCACAACTCATGACCTTCTTCCTGCTTACCTTCCTTGTATGCTTGAAACTTCCTCTTATTCCACCCATTGTTGGTGGTCAACAAGGTATTGAGAACTGACAATGGATGTAGAACGGTGCCTACCACAATGAACTGTCCGGTAGGCAACAATGTGTTAAGACAAGCCTTAAACAGCCAATCCCTAATCTTAGATGTCTGCTCTTCACTCTCCACGCTCTCATCGGTTTCAATATCATCCAATATCAGGCAATCAGGCCTAAATCCTCTAATCTGCCCACCCACACCACGCACTCTGATATTAACCCCATTGGCAAGGATGATGTGATTCTCAGTCCACTTAGGGGATTGTAGTGTTCCCCAGAAGTAGGCATACTTAGGATTAGTTTCCAACTCCATCCTTATCTTCCTTAACCAATCCGTAGCCAAGGTTTCAGAAGCCGAGATAATGCAAATGTCCTTCTTGTGCCCAAACGCCCCACACCACATTGGATAAAAGATTGAGCATATGTGGGACTTTGCAAATCCTCTTGGGCTAGCTAACACCAGCCTATCGGCAGTTGGTAACAAGGAAAATAATTCCTGATGGAACTCAGGTGTTTCAACAATCAGATAATCCTTGCAGAAGAACTTCACAAACTCTGAAAAACTCTTCTTGTAGTGAAGGTAATAAGCTAACTTTTGTTCCTTGGTAAATGCCAACCATTACTCCTTTATGAACCACCAGTCATTATACTCATTCTTCAATTCATACTCAGCATTGCTGTTATTCATCAACTTAACCAATGCCCTGAATACCCCACTCTTTACATCATGTTCAATGAAATCATGCCCGCCAATCATTCCTCCTTGCTTAATCTTTGGAAACCATGCCATAATATCATCATACACAGCACTTGCCGAATGGTCAGCATCAATGTAGGCAAAGTCAAGACACTCACTGTCAATGTCCTGTGCCCCCTCAATAGATGGTTTGCGTATGAATTGTATATTCCTATCATGATTTAAGCGTGCATTAATCTCACTGAAGATAGTGTCCCACAATTCCTGTTTGTATGAAAGGTTTCCTATGCCATCATGATACTCTTTGTAAGGGTCAATAAGGTAATACTTGGCTGGTTTAATGTAGCGTAGGACAAACTTGGTAAGGAACCCTTCAAACACACCTACTTCAGCTCCAACAGGGTTACTAAACTTGCTATGAACTATGTCAAAGAACGGTCGCCACTTGAAAAACTGTTCTTGATTAAGCCACTCGCTGTAAGTATACTCTTGCCTCCATGGGTAGTCGTGCAACAATACCTTGTCATTGCCTAACTGCACCACATAAGTATCACCCACACGAAATGGATAATTGATTGACTCAACACTTGCTTCATTTTCTTCCAGCAACCTATGTGCCAACGCAGTGGATGTCATTACACGCAGTCCACGCAGGACAATACCACACTTTCCTAGTTCATTGCACAACTGCTTAATACAATCGGTCACTGCCATTTAAGAATTCCTGATTATTTCAGGTGATATAAGACTTGAAAAGTATGAGAAAATTGGGGAGTGGGTTTATAACTATATCATTAACCCCCTGGGGGTGTCCCTACCCCTACCCTACCCCCCCATACATTAAATTAAATCACGCTCTAAATCAATGAGGCTGATGATGTATACTAGTTCATCATACTGTGCAATGGTCATGTATATAACGTCCTATAATAAACATTATGTTAACTAGTGCTCGTCGGTGGTTGTGCCTCTATCATTGCTGGCTGTATGCTCTCCGACGATGATACGCTGTCCGACGAGGGAATAATCTCTGTTATTACTGGTGTTGTAGTGTCCGTCGGTAATGATGGTATAGTGTCCTTACCTATATATGTATCATTGGCTGGGATGATGTCTACCTTAGTCCGGATTAAGTCTGATTCAATGTTATTGAATATCTGGACATTTTGCAACGTAGGCTTAATATATCCCAGTATGTCGCCGAGTAATGCCCAGTAATTATATTTTACTGATTCAGATTTACAGTTAAGGAAGTGGGTAACAGTCCCCTGCGTATATCCTTCTTTTGTCATCCATTTTTTTTCATTACCTCTTATTTGGATTGACTTAATTCTATCTTGAATAGCTGGTTTATGAATTAAAGCATACCCAATTCTACCGGGATATTTGGTAGAATAGCCTGCCAATAGAGCGGATTTCGTTAGGTTATGACCGTT